GGCAGGCCAGGGAATACTGCCGGAACATAGGAGATGCAGATGTACCGAATTGAAATCAACATAGGGAAACCGGACGCTCCCAAGTGGAGGATTGTTAGAGGGACAGACAGCGGGCCGTGGGGTGCCAAGTCGCTGGCCGAGGCACAGGACCAGATGCACATGTGGTTCCCCAACTGGTCGCCGTCAACGGTTCGTGTCGTAAAGGATGAAGAGTGATCGCCACATGCATCCAACACCCCGAAGGGCAGGGAGGTCTGCAAGGCTTCGTTGTTGGGGAACGCTACCGTGTCGAGGAAGTTCCCCCGACCAAGAAGACGCCTTGGGCCAGGCTCTACTACCGCGTGTGGCCCGTCGAGGGCGCGCACTTCTCCACGTGCAGCGTGGTGCTATTCAATGAACTTTTCAGGATCGAGAAATGAACGTCGAAGACAAGCGCAGGCGTAAGGGCCTGCTCAAATGCAGAGCACCCGTCAATCTCCCCTTGGGCTACCGCATCTGCCTTTGGCTGAATGCGCAAGCGTCCGTCGTTGAGGTCTTCACCCGGACCTACAAGCGCACTCTGCAGGAGAAGTTGAAATGATGCCGGGAATGGGAGACTGTGCAACTTGGGGTCCGTGCTACAACCACCCACATGATCCACGAACACCTGAAGGAGATGATGATATGAGTTTTGAAACACCTGTATCGCAACTGAACGTACTGTCATCGCGGCTTGAGGTCGTTGATGAACTTCTCAACGACGCTGTCGAACTCCTTGAACTCTTGCTTGAGAACGAAGTTCGCCCAAGGAGTTTCGATGACTCCATTCGGAAAATGATCAAGAGGATGACCTGCATCTAAACGGTTTCGCTGCCCACGTCGGCCTAACCTTGAAAGGGCATTGGCTGCAGTCGGGAAAACTGGAATGTGGGCAGCACCCAACAACTCGCTTCGGCGAGTTTTACTTTGGAGGTTGCAAATGGAAAAGACACCAATCGTATCAAGCCACATCATTGACGTTGGCTTCGCCGACACCCTGTTCGTTCGCTTTAAGAATGGTGCGGTGTATCGCTACGAGCAAGTCGGCTACTCGGTCTTTGACGCGCTTCGTAAAGCGGAGAGTGTGGGGAAGTTCTTCCACGCCTTTATCAACAAGAAGTTCGCTTGTGTGAAACTGGACAACGACCCTTTCGTGGAGGCTTGAGATGGACGCAGAGGAAACCGCTTATACGGACAGCGAACTATTTTTCCAGGATTATGGATCATGGCAGTTTGTTCTGTACTCTTGGGATGGAGATAAACAACCTTTGAGTATAGAAAGCCTGTATGAGGCATTTAAGGCAAGGATGCGTTCGGAACTCGAACAGTCCTCCAAAACTTAACGTCAATAACTCAACTCAACCTGAACGGACAAGTATGGAATTCCTGATCGCGAAGAACAAAACCGGCTGGAACGTGTCGCCCACCACGGGCAAGTTCCAGGACCAGACAGTCGCACAATGCGACAGCGTGAACCTGCAAGGTGTGAGGTTCATAGGCAAGGCAATGATCGGGACGATCCGTGCGCTGTGGGGCACGGTGATTCTGCAGGAGGATGTGTATGGTGACCAGTACACCCTTCGGGGCCTGAAACTCGACGGTGTCTTCGACACCAACGTGAGAGAATTGATGGAAGCAGACTTCGACGGGTACAACAATCGGGCCGACAAGCTGTGCCGGATGGCGCAGCGGGTCTTGGCAATTGGACACAACGTTTATGCGAGAGGAGCAATGTGATGAAAGATACCGCAATCGGATTTGTTGTTGGAACTTTGACGTTCTGGCTGGGGCTCTACGCCACAATAGGCGCTTTTGGAAAGTGGTGGCTGTGATGAAGACAACCACATTCAAGCGTGAGCTGTTCTACGCCACAATAACCCTTGCCGTCATCGGCTTGGCCCTCATGAATTTCGTCACATTGGAAAGGATCGTGCAATGAAAGAGTTTTTGATCGGATTTGTTGTCATTGTTGGGGTATTCTGCCTCATGATGTTGGGGGTAATTTGGGTGGCCGACGCGAAATGCGAAGCGCGCTGGAAGGACAGCGGCATGAAATCGGACTTCACCTTGTTTGGCGAGTGTCGAGTTCAACGCGCTGACGGCACATGGGTGCCAGCGTCTGCCATCCGCGACCTTGGGCAGTGAGCATGTCGGAAACCCACATCATCTACAATCCTGACGGGCTGAACTTGACCGGCGTGTTCAACGACGAGGGTGCAAGCAGCTTGATGGAAGCTGATTTCGATGGTTACAATGATCCGTCTGACAAGCTGTGCAAGTTCGCACGGCGAGTCATGGCGGTTGGTGAGAACGTTTATGCGAAGGGGGCGGTATGAAACTGAACGTTGAACTGGAACTTGACGACGGCCAACTTGCGGACATTGTTCGTGAGTTGGTTATCGAAAAGGTCCGTGACAAAGCCAAATCGTGGTTGACCGAAAAGGCTATCGTAAGTGCTGTGAATGACGGATGGGGCCACGGCCTTCAGCAAATGGTTGACGCCGAGATCGCGAACAGTGACGTTTTGAGAAAGAAAGTCGGGTCGGAATTGGAGCGCCAGATCAAGAACAAGCTGGCTGCGGCTATCCGTTTGCAAGAGAAAGGAACGGTATGACTCGGGAAATTGAACTGGCGAAGAAGTGCGGCATCAGGTACTTCAGTACGCCTGAAGGAACCACGGAGATGTGGTGCTACGACCGCGACCTGCAAGCCTTCGCCGAGGCTCTGATAGCCGCAGAGCGTGAGGAGTGCGCAAAGGCGTGCGAGAGCAACGGTAGAGATCTGGCCGGCTTGTTCTATGCACAACTCATTCGGGAGAGATCGGGCAGGCGTGACACGTGCGACCCTTGTGGTTTCAGGAGTAACGGATGAACGATTGGGAGAAGAGAAGAGAAGAGATGAAAGATCCTTGTAAATGACTGAGCAAACCAAACCCCTGCTCTACAACCCCAGAGGACTCTACCCCTTCTCCACCAAACTGGCAGAGGAGCAACGATTCCTCTGTTTCACACCGTCGTTCTCCAACCTGTTCTGGTTGCTGGAACCGCGCATTGACAGTGAAGGGGTTGAGGCGGCGCGTGCCAACCCTATCGCTTTCTCCATCAGGGAGCATCTCAACAAGCGGAGCATTGAGAAGCTGGTGGGCCTGCCTCTCGACTTCATGAAATACTGGAACGAGATTGATGAAGGTCGCTTTCTCATCACAACGTTTTGGCCGGAGAACTATAAGCATTTGATGATGGAGAGGGCGCGGGAAGCGCAGCGTCGACTCCTTGGGGTTCACTGTTTTGAGAATGTCATTGAAGTCAATTTTAGAAGGAGAGCGTGATGAATAAGGTCAAAACAAATGACACCCCTTGAAATGGTGCAAGCAGAATGGGGGCTGCCATTCACCCCCTACTGGTTCCAGACCGAAGCAATCAACGATCTGGCCCCCGCCAAAAGCGGGGGCCTGTACTTCGAGCCTGGATTGGGCAAGACCATCACCGCAACCTGCATCGCTCTTTACAAACTGCTGCAAGGTGCGGACACGGTCTTGATTATCATGCCCCCACAACTGATCACGCAGTGGGGGCGGTGGTTGTCACGTATCAAAGGCAAGGACGGAAAGCCGCCAAAGGTCGTGGCCTACCGGGGAAGCCCGACTCAGCGAGCGGCACTGGATCTCAACGCCGACTTCATACTGATGGGAATCCAGATCTTCAAGCGTGACATCGAGCACCTGTCGTCAAAGTTGGACGGCAAAGTGTTGCATGTCATTCTCGATGAGGCTCAGTGCATCAAGGACGTGGGCACAGCCAACTATAAGACCTATCGCGATTTCGTGCTGACCCAATCCCACAACCTACTGACCGGGACACCCCTCAACAACCCGATGGATGCTTACGCCTACATCAAGTTGATCGCACCGTCTGTGTACCGCAATCTCCACCACTTTGAAAACGTCCACGTGGTGGAACGAGACTTTTTCGGCAATCCGATTGCCTACGGCAACCTCGAACTGCTCAAGGAGAATTTGCTCGTCAATGCCCACCGTCGCACCAAAGAAGAAGTGCTGCTGGACCTACCCCCGTGTACCATCGTCCCGATTTCTTACGACCTTGCCCCGCGACACCTCGATCTGTATCGCCAACTCGCTGACGAACAACTGCTGAAGTTGCCAGACGGGGACAAGATTGACGCCACCCAAGTCACTGCCCTGTACCATGCCCTTGGGCAAATCGTTTGTAACTGGTCCTACTTTGCCCAAGACGACAAGCTGGTGGCTGAATGCTACAAGATGATCGAACTGGTCCTGGACGAGATCGGTAGCGCAAAGCTGGTCATCTTCGCCAACTACAAGATGACCAACGCCCAGATCGTTCGCCGGTTCGGTTGTCCTGGGGTGTGGGGCGACATCAGTGCCAAGGAGAAGGAAAAAGCAAAAGACAAGTTCATCACTGACGATACATGCAGGTTGATCACAATGGCTCCATCGGCCGGGGGTGTTGGTTGGGACGACGCGCAGCATGTTTGCGCAGATGTACTGTATGTTGAGCCACCAATCAGTGTATCCCAATGGACTCAAAGCTTGTCCAGGGTACACAGGGAGGGTCAAAAGAAACCTGTAACAGTCAGGATGTTGGTAGCCATGGGGACCATACAGGAGCACATTGTGTCATCGCTGACTGAGAAGGAGAACGTGGTGAACCCGCTCCAGGGAAGCAAAGCCATGCTACGGGAAGCCGTCTTTGGCAGTATCAAGAGAAGTCAAAAGCGAGTGGAGTGTGTGATGTAGCGGAAACCTTGCCAAGCGGGCGGGGGTAGCGTAGCCTTGTCGGTTCGCGCAGAAAAATCACGGAGAGAACAACAATGACAACCTCCATCGCCCTCATGCGAGGGTCAAACGCATGACAATGTACTGCATGTATCAAGTCTCGGAAAAGACCAAGTGGCTGCCCGCCCTGGCGTCCGACCGGGAACTCATCATCAAGACCAAGAAGCCGGCACTGATCAGCGTGCTGAATGTAGACAGCAGTTTTGACCACGATCTGACACTGGAGGAAGTCAGGGGTCTGCGCTATGACGGTGGGTTTTACGTTGACTTCGACGCGGAAGACATCGTTGAAGCAACGCAGCAGTTCCAAGTGTTCCTCGCCAACCTGCGTGCCAAAGACGTGGACCTGGACATGCTCCGGCTTTTCGCCACGGGCAAGAAGGGTTACCACATTGAATTCCCCCCACAGCTTTTCATGGGCAAGGTCAATTCCAACGGCCACCTGTTTCTCCCGGACATCTACCGCGAGATGGCCCACGCACTCTACGTGGACACTCTCGATCTACGGGTGTATTCGACCCGTCGAGGCCGGATGTGGCGTTGCCCGAACGTAAAGCGGGAGGACAACGGCGCGTATAAAGTGCAGATCAGCGCACAAGAAGCGCTGGAGATGGACCCGGAGCAGTATGCCGCCCTGTGTTCATCCCCGCGCAACATGCTTCCACTGGAACCACCAAAACTTAACCCGGAATTGGGCCTGCTCTTTGCCCAAGCCCGTGACAAGGTCGAGAAGGCGGTAGCAAAAAAGAAGACGCGCAAGGCGGCGGGCGACAAACTCCAGAAGTTCAAAGGAGAGTGGCCCGAGACCCTGAATGGTGTGCTTGACGGCAGCTTGATCAAGGACGGGGTCGGCTGGAACACCATCTCCATGCAATTGTGCATCGTTGCGGCCGAGTTGGGGAAGACGGAAGCCCAACTTCTTGAAGATGCGGAAGGGGTGATCAAGGGTCACCAATCGGACTCGTCCCGGTACAACTCCCCAAGTAAGCGTAAGCGGGATCTCCGGGACATGTTCCGCTACATCTCCGGGAATGTCTGCTACGAGTATTCCACGGGCGGCATCCTTGCAATGATCAAGCCGGATGTTCGGCCACAATGCGACATCGCTTTGGGCGAGTTGGTGCCTGAGCAGAAGACTGAGTCTGAAGAAGAGGGTGACGAAGAAGACCCCACTGCCCCGATACAAGTCAACAAGAATGGCGTGTTCGTCCGAACCGATGATGGTTACAAAAGGATCTGCGACCTGGGCATGGAAAAGCCAATTGGCATGTGCGGGACGAACGGCGAGCACATAGGGTATGAACTGACAATCACCCTGGACGGAAAGAGTTACGGTAAGAAGTTTCTGCCGATGAATGCCTTCACGTCCAAGGGAAGTATGAATAACTGGACACTTACGATGGGAGCTTCAATGAAAGGCAGTGACGTGCAGACAAGCAGCCTTGCGGACATCTTCCGCAAGACATCCAAACAGACAATCTATGCGGTGGAACGGGAAGGCATTGACGTTGTCACCCGCCCCGGTGCAACGGGGAAAGACGATTACGACATCATCTGGGCATCACCCCTCGGGGTGGTCTGCAACAACCCCGATGTGTCGTATCGGTATCACGGCGTCTACACAGAGAAGGGCACCTACAAGTCCGATTTGATGGCGGCACCCCCGTTGTCCGTCGAGGACGAGGACTTTGTCCGTGACCTACTCTCGATCAACACGTCCCCCAACCTTGCGAAGATGATCGGCTGGTTCAGTGCCGCTTTCCTAACCCAACTGATTCGCCGAAAGTTCAAGCGGTTCCCGTCACTGCAGGTGTTTGGGCAAGCGGGGAGCGGGAAGAGTATGACAGTCATCCTGCTTAACCACATGCACTACTACCTTGTCGAACCCCGCCAGTTCTCTGTCGCCGGACAAACGATGTTCCCGCTGATCACGGCCGTGGCTACGTCGGCAAGTTTGCCGCTGGTCTTCGAGGAATTGAAGGCGAGGCAGTTGTCAAAGCACGCCAAGGATTTTCTGCAGGGTCTGCTGCGCAGCAACTATACGGCTGACCAATACAGCCGGGGTGGACTCAGCCGGGACAGAAGTCAGCGCGACCTGACCGTCACGGACTACAACAATGCCGCACCCTGCCTGTTCGTCGGCGAGGCGATGGAAGACCAAAGTGCGATCCTGGAACGGTGCGTGGTCGTGGCCCTGTCCAAGACTGACCGCAGTGGCAAGGCCGAACCATTCGAGCGGTGCCTTGAGAACGCCACCAAGATGGGCCACATCGGAAAAGCGTTGGCGATCTCGGCCATGGCCACGGACCTGGACCAGCTTCACCTTCAAGTCACCCAAAACTTCCGGGAGATCACTGGCAAGGTCGGACTCGCCATGGCTGATGACGCTACCCGCCCCTCGTTCAACCTGGCAATAACGCTCACCGGCCTGGACTTCTTCCGCGACACACTGCAGCAGGTGTTCGGAGATACCTTCGATGAACGCCTGCAAGAGTTGAGGGAGTCTATCACTGACAATGTCATGGACAGCATCCCCAAGAATATGTCGGAGGCCAGCCGTGTTCTCGATACGATGGCTGCACTGTCCCGCCATGCCGACCCGAAGTATCAGATTGTGTCCGGCACCGATTACATCCTGTCCCAAGACGGGAAGTATATCGACATCAAGCTGCGCAACGTCTTCGACCGCTACGTCCAGTATCAGCGGTCGTTGGGCATGGAAGTGCTGTTCGATACCCACAACACGTTCCAGGTGTCGTTGGGTAACTACGGAGGAACGGTGCAGCGTGCCGTGCCGGACAGCCCGATGTGGGATTCACCGAAGGCTGTCATCTACCGCTTGAGCCTTGCTTATTTGGAGAAGGAAGGCGTGGATACTTTTCAATGACACAAGAGAAAGGAGTGTGCACTATGAAGAAAAGTTGACGAACAGGCATGTAGTGGCTACAATCACACCCTGTACTACCCAAAACGACATACAAAGGAACCCAAATGGGACTGAAATCGCAACCTGAATTTGAAGCCGCTGACGACGACGCAACCCCCACCGCAACCGCAACCAAGGAGAAAACCATGACGACACCCACCGTTGACAAAGAAGCCATTGCAGCTGGCATCGCCGCTGCCCAAGCCATTGCCAAAGCCTCAACCAGCACTGCTGTCGGCGCACCTGTGCAACAAGCCAAGTTCCAGCCCGCTCTCAAGGACAAGGAAAACGTCCTCGACATCGGAACCGTCGAAGACCTCGCGCTGTCCATGCCCCGGATCAAGGGTGAGCAGGGTTCGTTCTTCCTCGGCCAAGAAGATCTTGGCAGCGAGATCCAGTTCGAGATCTTCAGCTACAACGCCCGGTGGGCCATCGGTTCTGGTACGAACGATGCGGAGAGCAAAGAGCATTTCCGTGTTTCCTACGATGACAAGACGATTGCCGGCGAAGGCACGCTCATCGAGGACTACCTTAACGACCTGCGTGCCCAAGGTTTCTCGAAGGCCAAGAAGGCCCCGTATCTGGACATCTTCGGCTTCGTCACGTGGTCGAAAGAGAAGGGCGACATTCCGATTGAATCTCGGGAGATGGTCTTGCTTCAGTGCTCGCAAACATCCTTGGGTGCGTTCAAGGCGTTCGCCACCACCCGTGGGGTGTTGGAGTCGCGGGGAATGGCCAAGCCGACTGACGTTGTCACGGTGACTGCGATGAAGCGTGTCAAGGACAACTTCAAATACACGAATTATGCTTTCTCGGCACCGAAAGCGCACTGATTGATTGATTGATGTGAGCGTATTGCAGATGCGTCCCTACTAATGGGGCATACGAGCCGGTTCCGACGTTCAGTTCATCGAACGTACCTTCCCGAGCACAACCCGAATTGACAGGGGAATCTGCTAAGTCAATGTCGTGTGGGCGGACACTAAACGCCCACCATAACAACAAGAAAGACAACCATGTACAGATACATCTTCGGTGATACTGAAACGACCGGACTCGGCAAGGATGCTGGCATCGTTGAAATCTCATGGATTGAAACGGATGAGCACTTCAACGAGGTTGAGCGCCATTACAGTCTGATCAATCCGGGCAAGCCTATTCAAGCTGGTGCGATGGGTGCTCACGGTATCACCGAAGCTATGGTCGCCGACGCACCAACGATTTCGAAATTCATGGAGGAAGCGAACTTTCCACTTGCAGGAGAAGGTACGGTCCTCGTAGCCCATAGCTGTGTCTTCGACATCAATTTCTTCGGTCCATGGATGCAAGCACCGCTGACACTCTGCACCCTAAAAGCGGCCCGCATCATCTATCCCGATGCGGACAATCACAAGCTCACCACGCTCAAATACTACCTTGGCCTTGAAGGTTGCCACGACCGCGCTCACTCAGCAGACGAGGACGTGAACGTGCTCATCCAACTGGCCAAGCGCATGTGTGCGGACGCGGAGTGTGGGCTGGTTGAACTCATGCACATTCAAAACATCCCGAGGACAATCAAAAAGATGACGTTCGGAAAGTATTATGGAAAACTGCTGACCGAACTTCCAAAGGATTACGTGACCTGGCTTTTGACCAAGGCCGACAACATCGACAGTGATTTGCGGGCATCCTTGCTCGCGCTATAAAGGAGAACCAAATGAAATTTGCTTTCAAGCTTGGCGACAGAGTCGCCCTGACTTACGGGATTGACGAGGTCGGAGACGTAGTGGGACGCTGCAAGTACACCTTCATGGACAACATGTACTACGTCAGGTACACCACGAAAGACGGGAGATCTTGCGAGGGGTGGTTTGAAAAATCGCAACTGAAGCTTCTTTCTCGTCCCAAAAAGGAGGAGAAAGCAAGTGGCTAAACCCATCATGAAGTACCAAGACGATCTTGGCAATATCTTCAACACGCCCCAAGAGGCAGACCACTCCAATTGGGAGCACGGCATCACAAATGAGATCCGTGCCTACGTCCGCAAGCGTTTCCCTCTTGGCGTTGGCAGCAAGATGAAGAACCCGCACAACGCCACTGCACTGAGGGCTATCTCCGGGTTCATGAAGCAGCAACAAGCAGGGCAACCTTTTGCTCTACCCGATGCGTCTGTGGGTGCTCAGTTGGACATCAAAATACTGGAAGATGCTCTGGCCTACGTCCGCACCAACTTCCCGGTCGGCACGGGTAACAAAATAAAGAACCCGCACCAAGCCACAGCCTTGAAAGCCATCACCGGGTTCCTGCGGGAACACTACAAGATCAAGTCAGTTGATCTGATCGCATAACAAAACCGTTCTCACACCACTTGCCCGGACATTGTCCGGGCTTTTTCCTGTAAGAAGAAAGATAAGAATGGACATCAACGAATACAGCAAGCTGGCCCTGCGCACTGCCAACGACCTTGGTCCAACGGGCGACCTGATCCACGCCACGCTCCTGATCATGTCCGAAGGAGGGGAGATTGCGGACGTGGTCAAGAAACACTATGCCTACGGTCGCCCTCTGGACACCATCCACCTGATCGAAGAAGTTGGCGACTGCATGTGGGGAATCAATCTTCTCCTGAAGACTATCGGGGCGACGTGGGAAGAAGTGATGGAAGTGAACATCGCCAAGTTGGAGACCCGCTACCCGGACCTTCGCTTTGACGCTGGTCACTCGCTGAACCGCGACAAGGTGCGGGAGGAAGCGGCGATTCGCGGAGTTCTCTGATGGGAAATGATCCGGCACAGATTGTCATTGATCGCATCGCTTACCTGCTGCGACAGAATGGGGGAGCGGTGTTGGGTAGGAAGAAGCGGGTGGTCATCCAGACTATCCCGCTTTTGAACAACCTTGAGTTCGAGGGTCACAAACTTCGGACACTGATGACTCCGCATGTCGAAGGTTCCGGGTTGGAAACGGAGGATATGTTCGATTCCTGGTTGTGGCCAGTCCATCGGCCTGGAGACGGGGACAGTGTTGCCGACCTGACTGAGAAAAGCTCCAAGGATCTTGTGGACTTTGTCCTCAAGGGTGATGGTTTCGGGGCACAGACGGTCCGGCTGGTGTACGCCTTGAGTGGGGCCGAAGGGGCGAGGTTGGAAACGACAGGGCATTCCATCATGGTCCACCACGAGGGAAGGGCATACGGCATCATCGACGGCCGTGTCTATAGTCGGTTCTGTGATGGGCTGATGATTGACGTGGACCACATGAAAGTCCTGACCGAGCACCCGAAAGAAGAGTTCTTCGACAGGGTGTTTTGCCGACTGCATAGGGAGGCGTTACGGATAGGTCGTGGCACGGACAAAGCGCTTGTCGCTTTGCACATGGGTCGGCCCAACTTTAACTTCGAGAAGATTGCCAAGGCCAAGATATACATGCACCCAACGGACTATCGGTTGAGGTCATGGACCATCGACATTGCCCAAGGCGTTGACCCTGTCGGGTTGATGTACCGAAAGCTGGTCCCTCGGTACATGCACAAGGGAAAGTACAGGGAGATTTTTGGTAACATCCCCACCCGCAATTTGGAACCCGATGCACGACAACGGCAGATGCACATCAACAAAATGTACGCCTACTTCCACGAACTGAAAGCGAAGAACAATGGATGGGATAATGACGAATCAAGAGGATGAGAAGATGAGCAGGGTGCTGGTTTCGTTTTCCTGCGGGGCAGCTTCTGCCGTTGCCGCAAAGATGGCGGTTGAGAAGTACGGTGATCGAGCGGAAGTCATCTACTGTGACACGTTGAAGTATGAGCACACAGACAACGTTCGATTCCTGAATGATGTTAGTGTGTGGATAGGAAAACCGATCAATGTTATTAAGAGTAGTAAGTACGATGACATATTTGATGTTTTTGAAAAGACAGGTTGGTTGGTTGGCCCTAGTGGGGCGAGATGCACAACAGAACTAAAAAGGAATGTGAGGAAAGCCTATCAGCGTCCAGACGACATACATGTCATCGGCTTGACAGCAGACGAGGGTGATCGAATTGTTGCTTTTGAAAATCGCAACGACATAGACGTAGATTGGATTTTGCGGGATAACAAGGTGACCAAAAAGGATTGTTATCGTGTACTCCAACAAGCAGGTATAACGTTGCCGGCTATGTACCTTCTCGGTTACAACAACAACAACTGCATTGGTTGTGTCAAGGGGCAGTCCGGATACTGGAACAAGATACGTGTGGATTTCCCAGACGTGTTTGACAGAATGGCCAAGTTTGAGAGAAAGATCAACGTGGCTATCAACAAGTCCTATCGTGGAGATGGCAAGCGAAAGCGAGTTTTCCTCGATGAACTTGACCCGAAGGCGGGCCACGGGGTTCCCCTCCCTGACATTGAGTGTGGTGTTCTGTGTATTCAACCAGATAGGCGGTTTGAAACGGTGTCGATCTACGACGCTTTACTTGAGGAAGGGGGTGATCAACATGATGAAGAAGAAACGGCCACCGAAGAAGTAATAGCAGTGATGTAAAAGGGAGGGCGCAAGCCCTCCCAACCACAACAATAAAGAAAGAAAATATGAAACTGATCGGAATCACGGGCAAGGCCCGCAGCGGAAAAGACACCGTGGCCCAATACCTTTGGTCGCGTCACTGCTTCACCCGGATTGCTCTCGCTGATCCGCTGAAGTTGGCGGCACAGGATGCCTTTCGCCTCACTCACGCCCAAACATTCGGTGATGAACTGAAAGAAACCGCCATCCAACCGTGGGGCCTTTCCCCTCGCCAGATCTTTCAGAAGACCGGAGACATCTTCAAGTCCACTTTCGGCAAAGACTTCTGGATCAAGAGTTGGTGTCTCAGCTACGACATGTTCAGGGAGACCGACAACGTCGTTGTTCCGGACATTCGCTTTGACGAGGAAGCTGCCGTTATCAAGGAACTTGGTGGCACCTTGATTCGTGTGGTGCGTGGTGGCGGCCTTGCTGGTGCAGAAGGTAAGCACCGTTCCGAAGCCGGCATCACTCTGCCTGTGGATTTCACGATCAACAACGATGGTTCCTTGGAAGATCTTTGGTGGGAAGTTGACAGAATCATGAGGAGTTTGGCATGAAGGTACTTGTTGCCTGCGAGTACAGTGGCAGGGTCCGAGACGCCTTCATTTCCCTGGGTCACGAGGCTGTCAGTTGCGACCTTCTTCCAAGTGAGAGTGAAGGCCCACATCACCAAGGGGACGTGACAGAGATCCTTCACTTCGGTTGGGACTTGATGATCGCCCACCCTCCGTGCACCCACCTGGCGGTCAGTGGCAGCCGGTGGTTCAAGGACAAGGTCCGAGAGCAAGCTGAAGCTCTTGTCTTTGTGCAAACGCTTCTGGATGCACCCATACCGCGAATTGCTCTGGAGAATCCCATCAGCGTCATCTCCACACGCATCAGAAAACCGGACCAGATCATTCAGCCGTGGATGTTCGGGCACGGGGAGACGAAAGCGACGTGCCTGTGGTTGAAGAACCTCCCAAAGCTTGAACCAACGGATGTTGTTATCGGACGTGAAGCCCGCGTACACCGAATGTCCCCCGGTCCAAACCGATGGAAGGACAGGAGCAGGACATATCAAGGAGTGGCCAACGCAATGGCTCAACAATGGGGGAGTTTGTAATGGCAGTTAAACTCGAAATCGTGTACCAACTTTGGATGGAAGACGGGGATCGGATTGAGGTTGGGCCTGACCGTGACGGGTTGGACCTGATCGAAATTCGTTCCTTCGATGGTGGCAAACTCGAAACAGCGATCCTTCTGGACAAGGAACTGGCCAAGCAGGTTTCAGAGTGTCTTTTGTGCGTCCTTCACGACATGGAAGAAAAATGAGCGAAACCTACCTTTACATAGGTCCGTGCGCAGACATCCTAGCTCGACTGGAACCATGCGTTATCGACAGCGTCGTCTGCGACCCACCTTACGGCCTGAAGTTCATGGGAGCCAAGTGGGACTACACCATCCCAACCGTTGAGGATTGGAAGGCGCACTTTGATGTGCTCAAGCCGGGAGGGTATTTGCTGGCGTTCGCAGGCACCCGAACTCAACACCGGATGGCCTGCAACATCGAGGATGCAGGCTTCGAGATTCGCGACTCCATCGCCTGGATGTACGGGCAAGGGACGCCGAAGTCTGGTGGGCTGAAGCCGGCGCATGAACCAATCATCGTCGCTCGCAAGCCTGGCAAGGGTGCCAAATTGAACATTGACGAGTGCAGGGTGGCTCGCCCCCAAGGTGACCGCACTGAATACGGTGTGGATGGTGACGAGAAGCCCTCAGCGGGTGTCTGTTATGGCACTTTCAACAGCACCCCATACACACCGAACGAAGCAGGGCGCTACCCCGCCAACGTCATCCACGACGGCAGTGACGTAGTCACGGCCCTGTTCCCGTCCAACAACCCCGGCTGCAGACCTCACCGCGTCAAGGCCAGTGCCGAGACAGTTGAACGGTTGCAGGCCAAAGGGTGGGGGTTCGCCGGTTGTGACAAGGTCGCGGGCTATGACGATGGCGAAGACCTGAGCGCGGCTCGCTTCTTCTACTGCGCTAAGGCCAACAAGTCCGACCGGAACGAGGGCGTCGAGGGTGGGAACACCCACCTGACTGTGAAGCCCACGGAACTCATGCGCTACTTGGTCAGGTTGGTGACGCCAGAAGGTGGCGTGGTCCTGGACGGGTTCATGGGGTCCGGTTCAACCGGCAAGGCGGCCGTCCTTGAGGGCAGAGACTTCGTCGGCATTGACATCGACCCGGTCAACGTTGAGTTGGCGGCAAAACGCATCGACTTTGCAAGGAGCAAGTGTAGTGAGTGAAACCTTCCCAGAAGAAGAAACGTGCAGGTTCACGGACCCGCTCCCCAGACTTCTAGTTTCCTTCTCCGGTGGTCGAACGTCGGCCTATATGTCTTATATGTTGAAAACTCACTATTCAGACAAGTATGATATGCAGTTTGTATTTGCAAATACAGGCTGTGAGCATGAAGATACCCTACGCTTTGTCCATGAAATGGACAGGCGGTTTGACCTTGGTGTCACCTGGGTTGAATCCGCTGTCCATCAATCAAGAAAGGCGAGCACCCACACCGTTGTTACTTATCAGTCTGCGGCTAGAAACGGAGAGCCGTTTGAGTCCGTCACTCAGAAATATGGCATACCCAACCACGTATTCTTACATTGCACCAGGGAGTTGAAACTTAACCCTATACACTCCTACATGCAAACTGTATGGGAGAAGGGTTCTTATGAGACTGCGATTGGGATACGAACAGATGAGATGCGGCGGGTGCGCAAGGAGTCTGCGATTGCAAATCGAATTGTGTATCCGCTAGTTGACTGGTTTCCTTCAGACAAGCAGGACGTTCTTTCTTTCTTTGAGGATTTTGATTGGGACCTGCAGATTCCGGAACATCAAGGGAACTGCGTGGCATGCTACAAAAAGTCTGACAAAAAGCTGAACACGCTTTACAGAGAAAATCCGTCCAACTTTGACTTTGTAATAAAGCTGGACGATCTATACAAGCATGTTGGACCAAACAACGTACCCGGTCCTCGCAAGATGTTCCGGGGATTCAGAAGCGCCCACGACCTGGTTGCTGAATTCAATCGAAACAATTACGACTCATCTAAGGGGTTTGCGGACGGGGGGTGTTCTGAAAGCTGCGAGTTATTTGAAACTGAGGAGGTTTCACAGTGACCCAAGACAATCCTTTTGAGCAAATCAGTCCAATTGGTCTAGCGTCGGAGCATGCCCGATTTGACGAGACGGCGCATCGACTTTGCAAGGAGCAAGTGCAGTGAGTGAAACCTTTCCAGAAGAAGAGGCCCGGTTCACGGACCCGCTCGATGCGGCGAGCCATGTGCAGGACCTGCACAACCGCCGCTCCGAGGCTGCCGTCCGGGCCAAGGCTGCGCCGGAGCAGGTGCCAAACCCTGACGGGTCTTGGCCCCTCACAACCTGCATCGACTGCGACGAGGAACTGAACGCGGTCAGGCTCATGATGGGGCGTATCCGCTGCATCGCCTGTCAAACCCATAAAGAGAAAATGGAGGCCCGCCGTGGACTGGGACGCTCATAGAGTCATGCGCGAGGAAGCGATTCAACGCATGGAAGACGCATTTCGCTACGTCGAACCCGTCGATCTGCCGGAGTGGGCAATCCGCGCCCTGGTCCTGCCCTTCTTCTTCGTCACGGTCCTGCACCTGATGTTGAACATGTGCTGGTCCATGCTGCAAGTCATGGGCGGTTGCATTCTCAAGTTCTTGTGTGCCCCGCTGGTCGCCGGCTATCTGCTCGCCGACCTCGTGGGTATCTCTTGGTGGAATTTCAAACGGATTACGGAAAGGATGTCGCGATGAGATTGCTTGTGGATACATCAAGTCTCCTGTGGCGGGCATTGCTCGTCGGCAAGGATGAAGAGTACGGTAAAGCCGTGGAGCATGAAGGCAAGACGGTCTACGTGAACAGTGCGGCGTATGGCCTGGACAACGCGATCAACTCCATCGTCTTCACGTTGAAGGAACTCGACGCTGTCCCCATCGACATCATCTTCGTGACCGAGGGCAAGGATTCGCTCGCACGCCGGAAGACGTTTCTGCCGACCTACAAGTCAGGTCGGTCGTCCCGTTGCCCCGCTCAGTACGAAGCGTTCAACACGTGCAAAGACCAGTTGCTGGAAACCTTCCGGAACCTGGGATCACAGATTGCCACGTGTAACGGATGTGAAGCAGACGACACGCTGACCTATCTGGCACAACACCTGCCGGGTGAGATCGTGGTCCTCACCGAAGACGGGGACCTGTCAGCGCTCATCAATGAGCGCGTGTCGTTGTGGCGGAAGAGTGAGAAGTTGGTCGAGTGCCCTTATGGCCCGTTTGCGCCCCGGTTTGTGACCTTGTACAAGGCCCTGGTCGGTGACACATCTGACGCCATTCCCGGTGCCAAGGGGTTCGGCAAGCAGGCGTGGATGGACATGCTGGTCCGTTACGGAGACAGTGGGTTGTCGGCCGTTGAGGGCATGATCAACCGCAAGCAACTCCATGAACTGGAAGAGGATGTCGCCGAGTTCAAGCCGTTCCGCAAGATTGTGGACGGTGCGGATTTGGTCTACGCCTCCTACAACGTGGCCAAACTTCACCCCGAGTGGGTAAACACCCTGCGGCAACCGATTCAATGGGCGGCTGGCATGGTCAAGCCGAGTACGGATTCCCGGTTGAAGTCGTGGGGCCAGCAGGTTCGGTTGATCACGTCCGACACCTATGCACAGGCGTTGGAGTTCTTCAAGCACCAAGTGAAGACATCCCCCATCGTGACCTTGGACATTGAAACCAGCACGCCCGAGGAAAGTGATGAGTGGCTGGAGCGTCGGGGGAAACCGGACGCGGTCGATGTCTTTGGCAGCGAACTGACCGGCATGGGCCTGACCTTCGGGCGCAACAACAACTTCACCTACTACCTGCCCTGCGACCACAAGGACACGCGGAACCTGACCACGGACCAGATCAAGGTCATGGTCGAGGCCATTCCGCAGGACAAGACCATTGTCATTCAAAATGTAGCGTTTGAACTCCCAATATGTTGGGAACTCTGGGGCAACGAGTGGAAGGACAACGGGTTTCACGGCTTCATCCCGAACGTCATCGACACCAAGATCCTCGCCAACTACGTGGACGAGAACGTTTCTTCTGGTTTGAAGCAGGGGTCGAAGTTGTACCTGGACTATGAGCAGGCCAGTTACCAGGACGTGACTCAAGGTCGGAAGATGCGCGAACTGACGGGCGAAGAAGTCCTGTCCTACGGTACGGACGACACCATCTGCACCGCCGCTCTGTACAACCACTTCCGACTTCGCACCGAGATTGAGGGAACGTGGGGCCTGATCAACGAAATCGAGATCAAGCCTGCCTACCTGACTGCCTACGCTTTCACCCAAGGTACGAAGTTCTCTCTGGAGAGGATGAACCAACTGGAGAAAGCCGACGCGCAGGCGTATGAAAAGGCTTGGGACAAGGTCCGGGAATTTCTCATCAGTTGTGGGTGGGAAGGGACCAAGACTCCGGTCTATGAAGGGGACTTGACCCCGGCACAGATCAAGGAAATCGTCCAGATTCTGCTCGGGCAGGAGTTGAAGACGATGGTGCGGACGCCGTCCAAACTCGCCAAACTGGTCGATGTCCTGGACCATGACGACGCCCCGCTGCTGGCGCAGTACCTGACCAACGGAGACATCCAGCAGATCAACGACTGGGTCAAGGGTAGCTTCTCGGGAGAACCCAAGTTCGACCTGAACTCGCCCAAGCAGATGAAGCACCTGCTGTACACCGTGCTCGGTTTGCCGGTGCGGCTTGTCAATTCCTGCACGCCGACCGAACGGGAGAAGAAGCCGGAGTTGGCACGGGCCATCCAGCGCTTCAAGCGGATTGCCAACGGGTCCCAGACGGAAGCCCCGCTGACCGACGAGGAAAAGGAACTGATCAAGGACAAGGCCCGGTCAGACGACACGGCCATGGAGTTCGCCTTGCGGTTTGACGGGTCTGACATCGAGACGTTGCACGCGATTCAGACTATGAAGTCGTGCGACACCAAAGCCAAGATGTTCTACCGCCCCTACAAGGACATCTGCCATTGGAAGGATGGGCGTATCCACGCTCAGATCAACCAGTGCGCCACGGTGACCCGACGTTGGAGTTCATCGTCCCCCAACCTTCAGCAGCTTCCGAAGACCAAGGGTGTCGTGTTCCGTGAGTGCTACATCCCCCACAAGAAGGATGCCGTGATCTGTTCGGTGGACTTCAGTGGGCAGGAGTTGCGTCTGCAGGCGGGTCTGTCCAAGGACGCGGAAATGCTTGGCTGCTATGTTGGTGACAACCTGCGGGACATCCACAGCATCACAGCCTCCGGCGCGATGAAGGTGGTGTGGGACAAGGAAACCTATGACAAAGCAATGGCCAGCCTCGGCGATGTTCTGCCGGCTACCGACTATGACACCTTCCTGGCGTTGTTGAAGTCGGGTGACAAGTCTGTTGCTACGCAAGCCAAGGCGTTGCGGAATCTGTCCAAAGCCGTGAACTTCGGCAGCGCCTACGGGTGTGAAGCCCCCAAGATGCAGGAGTTGTTGGTGACGGACCTGCTGACCGCGACCGGGATGCTGACCGCCAAGCTGGCCAAGTTCTGGGGCTATGAGCAGTGGAAGGAACGGGTCGAGGAAGAAGCCATGTCAGCGGGCTACGTCGCCACTGAACTTGGGGGTCGGCGACATCTCCGGGAAGCTATCCTGTCTGATGACAAATGGAAGCAGCAGAGTGCAGCAAGGCAGGCGTCGAACTTTGAGATCCAGTCAGCCGGTGCAGAGTTGGCGAAGAAGGCCATGTCGCGGATCTGGGACTCAGGCATTTTCTTCAAGCTGGACGCAAGGTTCATTGCTGTCATCCACGATGAAGTGGTCTGGTCGGTACACAGAGATGACGCCTATGAGTCCATCAAGGTGGTGTGGGAAGCCGTATCCCAACCCTACACCCCGGACTTCCCTGTGCCTTTCATCGGGTCCATCTCCCTTGGTCCGAACTTCGGGCAGCAATATGAGGCAGGGGAGAAGCCGGATGCACAGGTGATTGCCGAGATCTTGGAGAAGTGCCGACCCAAGGTTACGGTCACCGTCTGACATGTCCCAAACCCGAACCATGTCCATGGTCGAGACGATCACCAATGTTGCTATTGGCCTGATCGTCTCCTTCCTCTCCCAAGTGGTCATTTTCAAGTATTACGACATACACATCAGTCTGGCGCAGAACCTTGAACTGACCTTGTATTTCACCGTCGTCTCGATCCTTCGCAGCTACGCGCTGCGGAGATTTTTCAACTCGATAAGAAGAACAACATGAACGAACCAACAATGGGGCAACGAGGCAAGTCCGCTGAAAAGGTTGTAGAGAGCATTTTGAGGGGTTGGAACAGCAAGGCAAATTTCGCTTACTGGCGTCTTCCAGACTCTCGATCTGCACGCTCCTATTTGGCTGCTCAACCGGGAGATTTCGTCTATTTCGCTGATCCCTATGCAGGGATAATCGAGGTTAAGGAGACGTTGCATGCAGTTCGCATAGCCAAGGACAAGATCTCGCAACTCCCCAATTTGCACAAACTGTCTCTGGCCGGAGCGCACTCTATTGTTGTTGTCCATCACAGCACAACAAAACTGTGGCGAGCAATACACCCACATCAACTACCGTTCGGTGTGGCCTCGTGGGACCTGAGCGGTTTTCCATCTTTTGACACCGCCGAATCTGCGCTGATTTCAACAGGATACTTCCTATGAGCACACCACTCAAACGCTGCCCCTACTGCCAACGGCTCCACCCCGAGGACGACTTCAAGAAGATCATTCGGAACCGGGTCACGGTCGCGCAATGCACCCCGTGCTGGAGGGCGAGGCGGAACCCGGAACAGAACAAGGAACGACTCGCCATGCTGGTTGCACAGCAGAAAGAAGAGAACAGACGCATGTACACTGGATTTCATTCGGAGAAAACACGATGAGCACATTCAAGCCATTG